TTAATGTCACTCATGCGCAGACGCCTGCAAGGATATACCGGTGATTGTTGCGGAGCGACTTTCCTATTATGTGAGTTTTCTTTTTATCTAACTATAAACTTAATCTATACAAACCTATGGTAATATACTTAATGCGTCATACTGCTGTTGATGTTCCGCAAGGTGTTTGTTACGGACAGACGGATGTACCCTTAAAGCCGACTTTTGAAACGGAGGCAACTCAAACGGCAGCCAATTTACAAGGTCTATCTTTTGATAAAGTTTATACCAGTCCGTTAACCCGTTGTGTACGCCTGGCTACCTTTTGCGGCTACCCGGATGCAGAACGGGACGACCGCTTGAAAGAACTAAACTTCGGAGATTGGGAAATGCATCGGTTCGATGAAATTGCCGACGCTAACTTGGAAAGATGGTATGCAGATTATCTGCATGTAAAAGCGACCAATGGAGAATCTTTTGAAGATCAATACCGGCGTGTTGCCGGTTTTCTAGACGAGCTTCGCCAAAAACCGTATGAACAAGTCGCGATCTTTGCTCATGGCGGCATTTTACTGAACGCACAAATTTATGCAGGTATCATTAAACCCGAAGAGGCATTTAGCGCACTCACTCCTTATGGAGGAATTGTCAAGATAAAATTATCGTGATGCAAGAACATATCGCTTATTTATTTGTTCTATTTATAAAGACAAATAAATATGCTTACTCATTTCCTAGATTTATTAGCTGTTGTTATAAGTGTGACAAGCCTTTTGATTGTCACATACGGAGCGTTGATAGGTATTATTTCTTTTTTGAAGAATGAAATACGACGCTTTACCGGAGGGTATTCCATTACCAATATACGAAAACTAAGAGCCACATTCGGAACTTATCTGCTTCTTGGCTTAGAATTCCTAATAGCTTCGGATATTTTGAAAACAGTATTGGAACCAACCTTGAATGAATTAGCCCTATTGGGAGGTATTGTTGTTTTAAGAACCATCCTGTCCGTGTTCCTCAATAAAGAAATAAAAGAATTGGAAAGTGAAGAAAAATAAAAAAGAGCGGCAAACGGGACTCGAACCCGCGACCCTCAGCTTGGGAAGCTTATTAAAGTATTTCATAATCATATATTAATCAATGTTTTATATATTATATAATAATTATTTGCACCATATTTGCCCGAACAAGAAAAAAAATTATAAAAAATACCGAGAACTAATCATTTATACAATTGTTTTTTTTAAAGTTGCCACTTTTATATTTTTTCAATGAAGAAACAGCCTGATTTGCTTATTAAATAATTAAAGATATCATTTATTGTTTTCAAGGTTCTCTCTGATTTGTTGGAGCATCCGGAAAGCTCCGGCCATCTTATAGTTGCCCAGACATTGCTTAGCCTGCATGATACAACTTTCAACAGTAAGTTTCAAATTTGGTGTGAAAGCTGCTTTGTTAATCTGCATTTCTTTGGGAAGTTCATCAGCATGGTTGTTGAACCATACGATCATTTCATTCAATTCCTCTTCGGAATAAGATTCTTTTTTTTCAGCCATAATACATAAGTTAATGTTAGTTCCGGCAAAGATAACAAAAAATAGCCCCGACTCATCACGAGCCGAGGCATTTCAATTTATAAATTTAAAGTCTTATGATGAAGATTGTCTGTTGTGCCAATGCTTTACTATCAGCATAACGACAATCAAAACGGTTACACAAACACAGGCAAAACCGATTTGTTCAGGCAGCGTGGATTCTTTTTTCTCTTTTATGGTTTCTGACCGGTTTTCTTCACGGGTATTGGAAGTGGTTTCCTTGTCAGCTTTCACTTCCGTACTGTCTTTGATTGCAGTTTCCTTCCTTTTATTCTTGCTGAAATCACCTTCCACATGACCGTCTGCCAATAACGGAGGTTTCCCGGTCAGGCTGTCAGACGGTTTTCTTGTATCATAGATACGGAAATCAATTACATAGTTGCCATTAGTGGTAATGAGTTCGCTCAAAGAAGCGGTTGATCCGTGTACGATGTTGACAGATTCACGTGTACTATCTTTCTGTATAATCTTAGTGTCTGACTTGACAGATTTATGCGAGCTGCCACATGATCCGAACAACAGGAACAAACACATAAAAGGAGCCAGCAATATATGTCGGCTTACCCAGTTCATAACTCTAACCAACATAGTCTACAACTTAAGAACTTGCATCCTGTTATTTCCGTCAGCCCGATAACTGACGTGCACCCAAGCGAAGTTAGACTCGTCAATCAACTGGTCATAGGGTAGGTTCTTTCGGATATACTCAAACAACAACTTGTTTTGCTGTCTGTCCCCAGTGTCAATATCAGCAGCTTCCCCCTTCATGTGCTGCGAGGTCTTGCTTCCCTTGACAGCTGCATTAAGTTCCAGACAGCGATAGCCACTGTTTACTGTTATTGGCTTTCCCCACCATGTGCGTAACGGATCAAGCACATTATCCACCAAGGCAGTCAGAGCAGTCACATGCTCCTGTCTGCATCTGTTATTGATACCCAAGCGGTCAGCAGTTGTTGACTTGCAGAGTTCCGCAATCGTAAAAAACTTCATTTCTTTTCCTCCTTATCTTTAATTAATGTAGCCCTGCGTGGTGGAATACGACGGCCGCATTCGCTGTCGGGCCTGTCACAACGGTTATGTTCGGCATCTTTCAATTGCAGTTCCAGCTCGTGGCACTTATGAATCCATGCCAGCTTATCAGACTGTTCATTACGAAGCTCAACGTATAACGCATCAATCTTGGCGTCACGCTGGGCGATACGTTCTTCCAGCCAGTCAACCTGCTTGCGCTCGTTCTCATCCTCCATTGAATCGGCGGACGCATCCTCTTTCCGTGCGTTAGTCTTGCGGTTCACCCAGAACGTGACACCCCAGCGGACAGCCTCCAATCCCCCGAAAGCCCCGATTATAGCCAACCAGTCGTTTAATTCCATTCTGTCTATTGTTTATCTGATTATAAAATACACACTTCAAAGATATCCCTATCCGCTTGCACCATCGCTGCCAAAACACCGAAATCCATTGTCACGATATGACAATAAAAAAGAGCTTGATGACAATATTTATTGCCATCAAGCTCCTGGTTACTTTGCAAAAATAGTGAAAACTATTCCATATTCAATCCATATTGAAAAAAATAATCAGGAGCAATATTTCGATTATCCGAAGAATTTAAAGAGTCACAATATTAATAGAAAACAAATAGGATTCATGGAATCTATCGGTTGTCTATAAAATCAGATGTTCTTAAGCCTTTATCGGGAAACATCTTTACTTTTTTCCTTTTCCTTTGAACATTTTTCAAGTCACGCACAATGGTGCTGGAAAGTACCTCCGAATAAATCTGTGTGGTCTTTACGGAAGTATGTCCGAGCAGTTTCTGCACAGTGGTAATAGCCACCCCCTGATGAACCAGCAGGGTGGCACAGGTATGACGGCTCACATGGTAGGTTATCCGTTTTTTGATACCACACAATCCGGCCAGCTTTCGAAGCTGCTTATTCACTTCCGAGTTACAAGGCAAAGCGGCAAAACTTCCGATATCCGGATAACGGTCAAGAATGCCCAATGCCCTGCTTTCAAACAGCAGATGTAACGGCAGACGGATTTCCACCCCTGTCTTGACGGATTTGAAGTACAGCCACCGTTTGCCGTTTACTCTAATGAAATTCTCAGGTGTGAGCTGGCAGAAGTCAGAATAGCGCAATCCGGTATAACAGCAGAACAGGAAGGCATCGAGCACATGGCGCATGGACTTCTCTTCCACTTCGACCGTTTCCAGCTTCTTCAGCTCGTCCGGGGTAAGAAACTCATGTCTGCCTTTCTCCTGTTTGATTTTGTACTTTCTGAACGGATAAGCGTCCGCGTGCATATATCCCTGGTTGATTGCCTCATTGACCAAGGTACGGAGCTGTCTCATGTGCTTGGCTATCGTATTGACCGCATTGCCCTTTTCTCTCAAGTATTGCTCAAAATCACGAAGGAATGTATAGGTAAGATCCTTGAAGTCCAATCCGGAACGGAAATCATTCAGGACCGCCAGTGTAGAGTGCAGGTTGTCCTTGGTGGACTGTTTCTTGTCCGAATTGTCAATGGCTGATTTGGCGAAAGTGGAGAAGCTGATATTCACGGCACTTTTCTTCTTGACAGCA